TCGACGACATGAAAGGCGTCTCAGTCGGCGAAATGTCATAGATAACATCGGTCAGATCTTCACGCTGACCAATAGCGGAATGGGCGGTATAAGTTGCCATGATTTAACTCCTAAATAAATCGTTCAAATACGCTTGCGGCATCAGAAACCCTTCCAGAGTTTTTGACCCGCGACTTAAGTTTCTTCATTTCTTCCGCTGCATTGTCTCTAGGCTGCGATACGCCCGGCTTAATCACTTTAGGAGCCTGAGCTACCTTCTTGGTAACCTCTGGCTTACTAGCGACTAGCTTGTCGTACTGCATAGCCTTGTACAGCGTCAGAACCGCACGAGAGTCATAGACACTCGCTAATTCCTGATCCGAAAACCCTATGCTCTTTCCAAACTCACGGATACTTTTCCGCAAGCTGTCACCTTTAGTTGGGTCTGCAAACTCTGGAACAGCCGCAACTAGCTTTTGGCTTTCCTCAGCGATATGTTGCTGAAGTTGTTGCTGCCGGTCATGCTCTTGTTGCTGTGCGATACGCTCGCGTTCAGCCCTAACAGCATTGAGTTGCTTATCCCTTTCGACCATCTCAGCTACCTTTACAGAGTAGCCAATAGGGTCAGTTTCCTTCAGGTAAGCTAGGTTTTCAGTCTCATCTTGAGGCTTGAGCATTTGCTCCATCATCTCAAGACGTTGCGCGTATTGATCGCGCAGAGCTTTCGCTTCTTGAACCGCTTGGCGCTCGGCCTCAACCGCCTTGCGTTCCTCAGCTACAGCTTGCGATTTCTTGGTGTAATCAGTGCCAAGTTGATAAGACTTGATAAGCTCATCTAGGGTTACCTCCCGTTCTTCGCCAGCGGCTTTGACACGGAATTTCTGAGGCTCCTCGGCTTCTTCAACATCCTCATCTTGTTCTACCTCTGACTCATCGTAAGACTCATCAGATTCGGCTTCGCTCTCGTTGGCTTCTGCTTGGAGTTCCGGTTGTTCCTGTTCGGAGCCTTCTTCTCCACCCATTAAGCCCAAGAAAGCGTTAGCTGCACCTTCTACCGTCAACTCACCACTACCCTCGGGTGTCGTGTTCTGAGTATCGCTCATCAATGTTTCCTTAATTATATCGGGAACCGCCCGACTCGGTTACAAAATTTTTAATCTGCTTTCTTTAATCTTCTTGTCTGCAACCATCCCCTGAAGATGATTCTCAAGGCTCTCGATTACCCTCAAACGCATATAAGCCTGTTCTCTAGCATCAATGTCGCTGTAATCACTCATTGCAAACTTGTTAATCTCCTGATTCTTCAAGTCCTGCATCATTTCAATGAAGTAATCGTCGCGGAGCAAGTTCTCAGCCCATTGGGATTTGTTCATTACATACCTTTAGTCAAAGCGCCCAACTCTTTCAAAGCCTTCAGAGTCAGTTCAACCTGTTTGTTCTTGGCATCCTCATCAGCCAGATCCAAAGCCAATACAGCCTGAAGTTGTTTAACCGCAAGTTCTGCCTCTTTAATCCGAAGCTCAGCAGAATCCTTCTGGTTCTTCATCTGCATCTCTATACCTTTACGGGTGTATTCCGCTTCGAGGGTTTGTCTCTCCAGATCAAGTTTAGCTGCGTCAATCTGGGCTTTGGCTTGCGTCTTTTCCCGTTCCACCTGAGCAAGCATCTGTGCAACTTCTGCCTGAGCGTCCGGCGAGGGTGGTTGAGGCTGAGATAGCGCAGCATTAACTTCAGGCGTAATCTCATTCATGAACTCCGATGCGTCTTTAAATCCAGCCGCTTCAATGAACTTAGCCAATGTGTTCCGATATTGACCAACACTGACCAAAGGATTAGCAGCACCATACGTCTGAATAATCTGTTCCTGCTTGGCAAGAATCATCTGAAGCATCGTCAACTTCTGATCCCTATCACCTGAACCAAGACCAACATTGACTGAAACATCATATTCATTAGCCCATGTACGCGGATCAAACTCAACGTACTTACCACGCATACGGATAATCTTAGGCTTGTCCTGATACTTGCCCAATAGCCGCAAAATGCCTTTAAACAAGCTCTTAACGCCAGTCTCAGCAAAGATACGGGCAATCAGCTCCAGCTTGCCAGAGTTAGACTTCATCATTGCAGCTACAGCAGCAGCAGTGACGTTAGACAACACATCAGGGTCAAGACCTTGTTGCGCGTCATTAACTCCAGTGCGCTTAGTCTGAACCTCGTCCAGATACTGCATCATCGGCAACGCTTGGCCGAACGTGCTCTGAACCGTCAATGGCATCAAAGCATTTGGAGACTTCAGACGGATAATGCCGCCCGGAGTAGCGTTCAGCAGGTCGTCAAGGTTCACCTGACCATCAACCGCCCCAATACGGGCATTGTTAGTCAGGTACATATTGTCCAGAGACTGACGGGTAATCGTCGATTTCTCTAGCTGAATATCCATCGTACGATCAGCCAGTGACTGACCAAAGAACTTGTGAGGGACAGGAATCGGGCAAATACTGTGGAACGGGATATAGTCACATTCCTCGTCCTCAAGGATTTCTGAGCCGCAATAGACAATCCGACGTAGCTCTGCGATGCCATCCTCGTCCTCATCAATACGTATATAGCACTCGTATACCTCAACCGTCTGCATCGATTGGTCAAGGCTAATGTTCTCATCAGGCTGCTCACCATTCGGAAACCGAGCAACACGTTCTTCCGAGAACTCAAGATCATTGTATGTTGGTAGACTATCAACAATGTCTTTGTCATAGCCAAGAGCTATCAAGTCACTACGAGGCATCAAGCGACGATGCGCCACGAACTTAGCAGTCTCAATGTCCTTAGCAGACTTGCTAATAAGGAATTCTTCAGGCGGTACATTCTCAATCTTTACGCAGCCGTACTCTTTCTTGCGCTGTACCTCAACCTCATATACAGGAACTTGGATGATTGCGCCCATTGGGTCAGTCATCTCGTAATACTCAATTTCCTGCTTGACAACTTCTAGGGACTGATCCGAAAGAAGTAGAGCTAGTTCGTTCTCGCTTAGGTTCTCGTATTCTTCCTTGGTAACGTCTACGCGCTCGTCCCAATAAGACTTAACAACGCCGACCTTCTGCAATAGGGCATCCTTGAACCAGTTATGCAGGATCAATAGCCCATCGTTCTCTCGGTAAAAGACCCAATTGCAATAGTCTGTAGCCTGTTTAGCAGACTCCTCATCTCCCGGACTCTTAGGCTCAAAGTAGACAATATCCTCAGTCGTGGTAAAGACTCGGATAAGTTGCGGAAGTGCACCATCGATAGCCTCTGCGACTTCTCCGGTGACAATCTGGCTACGACCTTCGACCTCATTGCCGTAAGGTTGACGTAAGTAATACTCTAGTGCTCGTTTACGTTCTTCTACTGTCTCAGAATCAATGTAACCAAGCGAGTTATCTATTTCATTCTCAAGGATGCCCTTGATTGTGCCTGAATCGAGCATAACAGCCCCTATGGGAAATTTTGCTCATTATACAACCCATTTCGTCGAAATTGGCAACTTTGATTGCCATGAACTATCTGATTCGTCAAGCCCTATCGCTAGGTATCTTGCAGCATCAGCAAAATGGCTAGACCAGTCGTGCATTGGCTTGTCGTAGAACACCTGCCGCTTCTCGTCATATTCCCGACGATAGTTCCGCAAAGCATTAAGCCCGTTCCTAGTCCTAGTATGGAACCAGCACCTCGGAAGCAGCCTTCTAAGCGCCTGGATACCGTCAGCCACAGAAAGCCTCGGACATACCGTAATGTTAAGACCAGCCTCCTGCAATACTTCCTTACGGCTCTTACCTGTGCCTAATTCCCTTACCTCAACGTCATGAGGCAGAATCTGGTCAAAGTGCTGGTAATTGTGTTCGCGCAACCATGAGACATACCAATCCAGACCTACGCCATGATTCTCTACACAGTCCAGGATGCGTACTTCTTTTCCAGCCACTTGAGCAATCCATATAGCCGTTGAATCACCCATCCCAAGATCCCAAGCAGCAAAAGACTTACAGAGATCGTCACGAGGAAAATCGGCAATACGACCATCAGCCTCCAAAGTATTGAGAATCTGACCATAGTAAGACCCTTCCACTGCTGCATTGAAGCTACATTCGAACTCTTGGTCATACTTGTCCTGCCCCATTTCCTTGAGTGCTGCCTTAAGCTCGTCTGCTGGCAACACACCAGTCTCCGATGCTCTGAACTCCAGTAGCTTCCAATCAGGCTCATCAGCAGCCCTATTTCTTAACTCATAGAAATGGTTATTGCCTTTAGGAGTCCCAATGAACAAAGCCCACCCAAGCCTATCTGCCAAAGCTGGACGGACGATCTCGTTCCAAATCTTAGGGTTCTGGTCGCCAACCTCATCAATAACCACTCCGTCAAAATACTGACCGCGCAAGCTATCAGGATTGTCAGACCCGTAAAGACTAATCCTACGCCCCCAAAAATCAGCACGTAACTCAGAGACGTTGTAATTTGCACCTAGCGGCCTCGTATATTCTTGTAGGTAATCCCACGCAACCCGCTTAGCCTGACCGTATGTTGGAGCAATGTAGGCATAGCGTGGGTTTGGCTTGTCGCACTCTATCGCTGCTTTGATTAGATGGTTTATGGCACTTACAGTCTTTCCCATCCTTCGATGGGCAACGACCACTGTAAATCTGCTTGCATCTATAGCACTGTGAATTGCAAGCTGCTGTTCCCTTGGCTTGTACGGGATTAATATTTCGCTCATGGAAACATGCCTTGATCTTCTTTTGCTTTTTTAATTCTTTCACAAGCAATATCAAAATATATTTTGTCTTTTTCTATTCCAATAAATTTTTTATTTAATTTTAAAGCAGCAACTCCAGTTGTCCCACTTCCCATAAATGGATCTAATATTGTATTAATATCTCCAGCTTTTTCAATAGTCCATAACATTACTTTAAGCGGCTTCATTGTTGGGTGAACTTTTTTTTCACCTGACCAATGATGAGACAAATGTCTTACTTGTTTACCGAAATTTGTCCACGCCATCTCACATTCACTAAAACTTCGTCCATCATTTTTTTTGTGCCAAATTAACCAGTCGTTTGTTGGCGGCAATTTATCTGAAAAATAATTACCACCCCAAAAACAACATAATTTAGAAAAAGTTAGAAAATTAGAAATATCTGGTAATTTATCATCCCAATCATTACCTCTATAAAATTCTTTTTTACCTTTTCCTAATGTTTGTTTATTTGCCTTAATACCATACGGAGGATCCGTAATAACAGCATCTACGCTTCCCAACGTAGGCAGTATCTCCATGCAATCGCCAAGATACAGGGTGGCATCCCCTATAGTGACTATTTCTGCCATGTGACTACGTGCTGCTGAGGCTCACCGTCCTTACCCGTTACCTCTGTCCTAGCCAGCTTAGGTATATGGTACTCACTCATCTTCAGCATAATATCTAGTGCTTTGTAAGGATCAGGTTTAATTCCTAAAACTTCATCGCCTTCTGCGACCCTTTGCAGCCATCTGTCCATATAAGCACTATTACGGCTCAATAGCTCTGCAATAGCCTCTCTTACGACCTTTGTAGACTTGTTTATAGCCCCTTTAGGCCTACCCTTGCCAAATCCATTTTCTTCTTTTTCTTCTGCTATTTTATCTTCGTTTGTTTCCATTTTTGCATTACCTCTTAGGTGCCATGCTTATTTGCTTGGATAATAACCAAACTCAACCAATGAATCAGGCCAAGTAGTTATATCCTTTACTTTTACCTTTTTGCTAACAACATTACCGTATTCTGCTGCCATTTTTGGATCAAGAGTAACCCAATCACCTTCATTAATTGTTTTAACTCCTTTAGGAACTCCACGATAAATAGTTATTTCTGCCTCTGGATTTCCTCTTACATTTTTTAAAATATTTAAACTTGTTTGTTCTCCTGTAAGGCCAGAACCAAAATATTGCAATGCATTTTTCCCATAAACGTCATCACCAAATGCTTTTGATGCCTCATGCAATCTAGCCGCACCACCCTCAACAGTCATTGGTCTATGCATAAGCCCATATTTAGGGGCTATTGATCCAGCAAAACCAGAACCAGCTTGCATTGCTTGCATACCATAAGGGCTATTAATCCATGCACCAGATGCCATTTCCTCAGCAGTCTTAGGTTCACCCAATAGTCCTACACCAGCCCTTTGACGAGCTTCAGCAGCCAATTGCCGAGCAAATTCTTCAGGATTATCAACCAGCAATCCAAACCTAGCGCCTAACGCTTGTTTAGTCCGATCAATCGCGCCAAGTGCGCTAGAAAGCAATCCGTCAGCCATAAAATACCTCGTACATATCCGGCCTGTTAGCTTTTAACCACGCTTTAGGCTCCTCTAAACACTTCTCGTAGTCCATTCCTACCGTCTGACTACCCGCATGGTGTACATACGCTGTACTTACAAAGTGCTTAAATCCTGCCTTACTCATGTCCATACAGATTATATTATCTGAAAACCAATTAATGCTAGGAAATTTAGCTACGCTCCATGCCTCTTTTGTTACTACAGCGCAAATAGGAGCAATTACGTCTGTTTCCTTAATATTGTTTTCGCTTAAGTATTTCAGACCAGCTATCTTGTCCCCTTCTACCGGAAACCGTATGTTCTGATCTCTGAGTATGTAATCCGACCTAGCTCCTAGCCAGCCTAATTTATATTCTCTATCAACTGTCAGAAACTCATAGTCTGACTTTAATCTTTTGTATGTGTCTGGGTTAAATACCACATCGTCGTTGCATACGATTAATGAATCATGTTTGGTAAACGCATAATCGATAATGTCATTATACGCATCCCCGAAATTGGTAGCAGTATTTGGTCGGAATGTGATGTTTCCGTAGTCTCTGACTCGTCCCCAAAGTGCCAGATTATTTCCGCTAAGGTATATCGGTATGTCTCCGGCATATTGCTTTAGTGACTCCAAAAGAACATAAATTGACGGGCTATTGACCGTAGCTATTACGATTGCTTGCAAGAAACCTCCTATAAGTTGTTGATGGCCGGTGCGGTATCTGGCTCACGCTTTAGAGTGCGCTCGCTTGCCCATGCTCCGTTTACTTTCCTTACCACCAACACGACTGAGGACTGAGTGGGGATCGAACCCACCGCTTTCCCTTACGAGCTTGAACGGCGACTCTCGCGCCGACCTTCGTTCAATCCTCATGCGTCTTGGTGCTTAACTAAAATTACTCTCAAAGAATCTACTGCCCTCGGAGTCCTTATTATTTCCTCATCGGAAACATTGGCATCCATCATCTGCTGACCTAGTTTAGAAAGATTAAACGCCATTTCTTTCTGGTGAAAGCGATCTTCCCAACCTAGATACCAGTGCCAATCTGTGTAGTACAAGAAACTATTTTCATTAAATGCCCGTACATGAGTCGGATCCTGCCATGCCCCTAAACTCAAATCATACGGCACGTTAATATGGAACTCACCACCTGGCTTTAGCAGATTCTTGCAGTTAGTCATTGCACTAACCAAGTCAGGAATATGCTCCAGAACATCGTTCGCAATGATCTTAGAGAACATACAAGGCTTTATTTGCACAGTCCCGAACCTTGTAGCTACAATCTCTCCAAAGTTCACCCTCGATATGTCCACAATCCAATCTGGATTGCTGCGCTGCAATATATCAGCATTGAAACAATCTTCACGCCAGTCTTTACCTGACCCAAGATTAAGAGTTTCTGGTATCACCATTTGGTTTTATCTGCCCAATACGCCGCTGACATCTTTCCTTTAGCAATATTGTCAGCATGACGGGCTTTAAATGACTTTCTACGGGCTTTATCTGCCTCAGATTCACCTTGCCTAGCTGGAGAGCCAGAAACTCCCTGCTGACCAAACCTAATCAGCTTTACCTGATCGCCTTCTTTTGCCAATACGGCATGGCTTTTAGTCGGATGATTCGGAGTTTTCTTTGGCTTGTTGTAACCAGCAAATTCCTCTTTACCTCGCTTAATCATTTCTTTTTAGCCTTCATCTTTGACTTGCCAGCCTCAGAAAGAGCGATTGCAATTGCCTGTTTCTGATTAGTAACTACTTTCCCACCTTTACCAGAATGCAGAGTTCCAGCACCGAACTCTTTCATGACTTTAGAAACTTTTTTAGCAGCAGCAGCTTTTTTCATGATTTAACCTCTAAATTGTTATTGTCAAAAAGTAATCCTATCGTCTTGCGGTGCGCTTCTTCCCACATCTCTACACGTTCCTGCTTAGACCAATTCTTACCCTGATCTAACTCAGAATGGCAGGTAAAACAAAGGCTGGCAATGCGATAATCACTAGCCTTTATACCCTTTCCTTTCCCATCTCGCAACTGGTTTGAGTGCGCTGCCACTACT